CTTTTCCGTTTTCACCAACACAAGAGAGCACTAGCCATGACTAAGGCCACAACAGGGCAGAATCGGGCGTTGCAGGTCGTTACAGACTCGAACAGGTCGCAGCAGGGAATTAGTACCGAACCTAAGCGTCTAATCGGCTCAGGAACGCCTAGAATCTCCTCACGCCTAAACGATTTACCGTCTAAGGGCTTGGAAATCATTGACTTCGCCTCTCAGATTGGCATTGATTTGATGCCGTGGCAGAAGTTCGTATTCGAGCACGCGCTCAAGGTCAAGCCGGACGGACGCTGGCACGCGCCTCTGGTCGTGGTCGTTGCAGCTCGTCAGAATGGAAAATCTACGATTATGGAGATGTCGATTCTGGCTCGCCTTTTCCTGTGGCAAGAATCGCTCCAGCTTGGCTCAGCTCACGTACTGACTACATCGCTGGAGACTTTCCGGCACGTGGTCAGCATCATCGAGAGCAACGAGTCACTAGCTAAGCAAGTCAAAAAGATTCGCTGGGCTCATGGATCCGAGGAGATTGAATTGATGTCCGGCGCTCGCTACGTCGTCAAGGCAGCGAACGCGGCAGCGCGTGGATTTGCTAAACCGGAAACAGTTTATATGGACGAGACGCGTCAGCTTAAAGACACCGAAGCGTGGTCAGCGATGCGCTATACGATGATGGCCGCTAAAAATCCGCAGCTCTGGACGTTTTCAAATGCCGGAGATCAGCATTCTCTAATTCTTAACCAGCTCCGCGAGCGCGGTATGGCTTCGGCTGCTGGTGGCAACGACGACATCGCCTATTTCGAATGGTCGGCATTCTCGGACAAGATTGAAGATGAGAAGAATTGGGTCGCGAGCAATCCAGCACTTGGCCACACAATCCACGAAGATAATATCCGCGCCGTTCTCAATGATCCGCCAGATGTAGTCCAGACGGAGGTGCTCTGCCGATGGGTCAATACAATCTCCGGAGCAATTCCTGTGAAGGAGTGGGAGGAGTGTGGATCTGATGAGATTCATCTTGACGTCGAGAAGATGACTTGGTTCGGCCTTGATTTAAGTCCGGATCGTAGAGACGGGGCTTTAGTGGCTGCTCAAAAGAATGCGGACGATACTTTCAACATCAAGCTTCTGCATACCTGGCACAATCCGATTTCGCTAGACGATAAAGCTATTGCAAACGACATCGCGCCTTATGCACGCAAGTATCCGCTTGAATACGTTGCCTTTAGCAAGCGAACAAGCTCTGCCGTAGCTGCGCGACTTGCACCAGCCGGAATTCCGGTCATAGACATCGATGGCGCACTTTACGGCCAGAGCTGCGATGAATTGCTAGGAGCGATTACATCAAAGAGATTGATCCACGGAAAACAGGCAGAATTATCCAAGCAGATATTATCGGCCGTGAGATTACCAATGGGCGATGGCGGCTGGATTATCGGACGGCGCGCCTCTTCGGTTGCAGTGTGCGCGGCAGTGGCTTCGGCACTTGCGACACACTTTGCGACACGCCCAGAGATGGAGATGGACATTATGGTCGGTTAGATGTATAGCGAGCCTTTAGACTTATCGACATGGGTCTATTCTCGCGTACGGTAACGACCGCAGCTCCGGCTGCCACTTCTGACATTGAGGCATCTCTAGCGCCAGTAAATGTCACTAGCTCTCTTTACAATATCTACGGCGTCGCGGGCATCACGGCATCGCGCGTTGAATTTATGAGCGTACCAACGTGTGCGAGAGCGCGAAACATTATTTCAAGTTCTGTGGCATCAATTCCGCTCAAGGTTCGCACGCGCGCAGATGGTGCTCGCGTTGAATCTCCTCCAAAGGTAATTAATCAGCCAGATCCACGTGTTCCAGGCTTTGCGACCTATGCCTGGCTTGCTGAGGACTTGCTTCTCTATGGTTACGGATATATGCGCATTCTTGAGATTTATGCGGACACATATCGCATCAGAAGCGCAGAACGCATTGATCCAACACGCGTCACAATTAAAACTAATGCGCAAGGAACAGAGATTGATTATTACTGCGTAGATTCAATTCCAGTGCCATACGAAGGCGTTGGAAGCCTTGCAGTCTTTTACGGCGTCGATGAGGGCATTCTTAATCGCGCAGGTCGCACAATTAAAGCTGGTGCAGAATTAGAACGCGCTGCGACAATGTACGCACGCGAGCCAGTTCCGACGATGGTCTTAAAATCTAACGGCACTGCACTTCCAGCAGATCGCATCGCAAAGCTTCTTGAATCCTGGGGGCAATCCAGAAGAAATCGCTCAACGGCTTTCCTTAATGCCGATGTCGAGTTACAAACTTTAGGATTTGATCCGGAGAAGTTACAATTAAATCAAGCCAGATCTTACGTCGCGACAGAATTAGCCAGAGTCACAGGCATTCCGGCTTACTATGTAGATGCAGAATCCGGATCTAGCATGACTTATTCAAACGCAACTTTGGCGCGTCAATCTTTGCTGGACTTTTCTTTGCGTCCAATTATGACTGCCATTGAAGAGCGTCTCTCAATGACTGGAATGGCTAATGATTTCGTGCCAGCATCACAGGAAGTCAAGTTCGATCTAGATGATTACTTGCGCGGATCAGCCAAAGAGCGCGCAGACGTTTACAAGATTCTCTACGACATCGGAGCTTTAACGTCCGATGAAATCCGACTAGAAGAGGAAATGATCCGATGAAAGAAATGAAGCCAACTCCGATGAATCTTGACTTTTCAATCAAGGTCACGGCGACAGATTTTCCAAAGCGCGAAATCTCTGGCCGCATCGTCACCTGGAATGAAGAAGGCTCTACATCAGCCGGATCAACTATGTTCAAGCCTGGCTCAATCACTTTTAGCGATACTACAAAATTATTACTTGAGCATCGCCGTGAATCTCCAATCGGATTTCTTAAGAGCTACGACGAAGATGAAGAAGGCATTTATGCAACATTTTCTATCGGCAAAACAACTGCCGGATCTGATGCTTTAGAAGAAGCATTCACTGGATTACGCGACGGCTTTAGTGTCGGCGTTCTAGCTGAAAAATATAAGAACGTCGATGGCGTTCTAGTAATTAGCGCAAGTGCGCTCAAAGAAGTCTCTCTAGTAACAGAGCCAGCCATAAGAAGCGCAAAGGTGGCGGTCGCAGCTAGTGAGCCAGAAGATTCTGAATCCGTCGTGGAAACAGAAGAACAAACTACCGAAGGAGAAAACGAAGTGGAAACAACTCCAACCGTCACAGAAGCACCAGCCGAAACGGTTGAGGCTTCCAAAGTCGTACAGGCCGAGGCAGCTCGTCCGCTCTATTTCACATCACCACGATCACCAATCACAACAGGTGGCGCATATCTTGAGCACACAATTAAGGCAGGACTTGGCAACGAAGATTCTCGTCAGTATGTAAAAGCTGCTGACGATTCATTCACAACAAATCCAGCTTTCTCACCAGTGTCATATGTTCGTGACGTTGCACAAAACACAAATGCAGACCGTCCAGTAATTGACGCATGCGGTGGAACACGTCCATTGAGCACATACGGAATGACAGTGTCCATTCCTAAAATTACGGCTAACAGTACGGCCGCGACTGTGGCCGAAGGAGGAGATCCAACAGCAACTACTGCGATTACTTCCAGCTATGTGAACGCAACTGTAATTAAAAAAATGGGCTTCCAACGCTACAGCGTGGAGCTACTTGATCGCAGCGATCCATCATTTTATGAAATTATGTTGGCAAATCTTCGCGATGCGTATGCTCAAGCAACTGACGCGTATGTAATTGCTCAGATTACTGCTGGCGGAACTCAAGCAACTGCAACTGCTGCTGATTCAGCTGGATTGATTTCATTCGTATCAACAGAAGCACCAGCTGCTTATACTGCAACAAAGCGCACTGCTAAGTCATTCGTTTCAGGTACTTCCATCTGGGCGACGCTTCTCGGCGCAACTGATACAACAGGACGTCCAATCTACAACGCTGGAAATCCTATGAACAACGCAGGATCTGCGGTTCCAACATCAATTCGCGGAAACGTTCTTGGACTTGATTACTATGTAGATCCAAACATGGTTTCAACTTCAATCGACGAATCAGCATTTATCATCGAGCCACGTTCAATCGAAATCTTCGAATCTCCAGCTCTAACATTGGCCACAAATGTGCCAACAACAGGCGAGATTGAGATTTCACTTTACGGTTACATCGCAGCTCAAGCCGTCTTCGCAGGCGGACTTCGTCGCTTCAACCTAACCTAAGCAAACTAATCATGGGCTAGGTGCGCTCCCGTATCTAGCCCAGCAGCTCACATAAAGGAGACAGAGATGCCAGCAATCATTACCGTAGCAAGCCTTCGGACGGTTCTTGGCGTCTCTGTCGCCCTTTATTCTGATGCCTATCTTGAAGGCATTATCGATTCAGCCGAGCAGGTAATTCTGCCGCTATTGACTGCCAATCAGAATTCAGTCGCCGCCGTTTATCTTCAAAACAATGTCGCCTATTACATAACACAAAAACCGAACACATTCGTCGCTGGTCAAAGTGTTGTCGTTACCGGTTGCGTTCCAGCTACATTCAACGGAACACAGACAGTCACATCAAATTATTATGATCCTTTTCCTTACTTACCTTTCGCATATCCGGCTCCATATTTCTACTTTACTTCTGCCATTACTAATGCAGACATTGATTTCCGTCCAGTAATTCCTGGCGGAGTTGCTTACCTATCTGGGGCAGACGCGGCCACGCTTTATGCGAATACCGACGCAGTCGAGACGGCGGTCACAATCGTCAGCGTTGAGATATTCCAGAGCGTGGTCGCTCCAGGTGGCCAGATTGAAGGCGTAGATTTTACGCCGTCGCCATATCGAATGGGTCGATCACTGCAAAATCGCGTCATCGGTTTATTAGGTAATTACATCGACGTCTCAACGATGGCCATGTGATGCCTACACCAACAACTATTGCAACTAACGTCAGAGGTACTCTTGCGACTGCTCTCTCTGGCGTCGTGGCTTCTGTGTATAGCTCACCTCCAGAGGCAGTCATTCCGCCGGCTTGCGTAATCGTTCCAGATTCGCCTTATTTAGAAACGACGACAATCGGCAAATCGCAGGTGCGCGTGAAAATTAACTTTGTGGTCACTGCGGCCGTTGCGTATAACAACACGGCCGGAGCACTTGACAATCTTGAGCAGCTTGTTATCAGCATCATGGCAGCGATGCCAGCAGGTTACGAAGTCGGAGACGTTCAACGTCCGACAATCCAACAGGTCGGCGCGACCAATCTACTAGTGGCGGATCTCTCGGTCAGCACTTACTACACACAACAGACAATATAAGGAGCAAAAAATGCCAACAACAATCGTCACGGCGAGAGACCTAGTTTTAACAATCGCCACAGTGAACTATGACGCACAAACAACGGCGGCAACGCTAGTCAATGCGCCCGTCATTACGACTTATCAGACACTCGATGGAAAAGCCTATAAGCACATTGATGATCAGTGGACACTTAACCTTGAGCTTCTTGCAGACTGGGGCGTTGCATCATCACTCTTTGAAGCGATGTGGACTGCTGCTGATACTGCTCCAAACACAACTTTGGCCGTGTCATTCACTGCCGTTACTGGCGCAGTCTTTACATGCAACGTCTATCCAGTATTTCCTTCCGTTGGCGGCACTGCTCCAGAAGCACAAACAGATTCTTGGGCTATGTTAGTCGATGGCAAGCCAGCCGATACATTCAGTTAATCAATAGAAACGGGAGCACAGAATGAGACTACCAATCACAATCGAATACACGTCAGGCGAGTTCGGCACATACACGGCTCAGCCGCCAGAGTGGGCTAAGTGGGAACAAAAGACAGGCAGCACGATTTCGCAAGCGCAGGAGAAGATTGGAATCTCTGATCTTCTCTTCCTTGCGTGGAATGCGATGAAGCGTGAAGCCGGTGGCAAGCCAATCAAAGGCTATGAAATCTGGTGTGAAACAGTGGCCGACGTGACAGTCGGTGACGTTCTCCCAAAAGTTACGCCGCCGGAAGCGTAAATCGAATACTTGTGGAGTTAGCAATAGCCACAGGCATTCCGATGAGCGAATGGACGACGGCGGAGCAGATCTATACGGCTTTCGAGATACTGGAGAAACAAAGTGAGCGACAACGTTGAGATTGCCTATGACAAGGCAGACCTTCGTCGCATTACTGCCGCATTCAAGGCGATGGATACAGAAGCCACTGATGCAGCTAAAAGAGAATCGTCAGCTCTTGCAGAGTTCGCTCAAGGCAAGATCCAACAGAAGGCCGTCACCAGAGGCAAGGCCGCCGACCGAATTGCCAGTGGCTCCCGTGTGTCGAAATCTTCCAAGATTGGCGAATTGTCTTTCGGCTTCGTAAGTCAAAAGTTTTCCGGCGGTGGCACAACAAAGGATCTCTGGGGCGGTACAGAGTTCGGATCTAACAAGTTTAAGCAATTCCCAGTCTGGTCAGGCCAATCCACAAAAGGCGCTGGTTCCAAAGGCTGGTTTATTTATCCGACACTACGCGAAATCCAGCCAGACATCATTGACAAGTGGGAAAATGCTTTCGACCGAATCTTGAGGGAGTGGTAAATGGCCGGACAATCGCGCACACTCAAGCTCTCGATTCTTGCTGATGTAGATCAACTCAAGAAATCACTGGCTCAAGCTAACGGAGACGTGGACAACTCATCGTCAAAGATGGGCGAATTTAGCAAGAAGGCTGGCATGGCATTCGCAGCCGCCGGAGCTGCTGCTGGAGCCTATGCAATCAAGCTTGCAGTCGATGGAGTTAAGGCCGCGATTGAAGATGAAGCTGCTCAGATTCGCCTTGCTACTGCGTTAAAGAATGCAACTGGTGCAACGAATGAAATGATTGCATCGGTCGAAAAGCAAATTCTCAAGACATCACTAGCCACTGGTGTGGCAGACGATAAACTTCGTCCAGCCTTGCAGCGACTTTCGCTATCAACAAACGACGTCACAAAGGCTCAGGATCTTCTCAATCTTGCTCTGGACATTTCTCAAGCTACTGGCAAAGGCTTGGATTCAGTAGCTAACGCACTTGGTAAGGCATACGACGGCAACACCGCAGCTCTAGGCAAACTAGGCATCGGACTATCTTCAGCAGAGCTCAAGGCGATGTCATTCGAAGAGACGCAGACCAGGCTTTCGGATCTATTCGGTGGCGCAGCAGCAGCTAACGCAGAGACATTCGCCGGACGCCTTGAGATTCTTAAAGTGACCTTTGATGAAGCCAAAGAATCAGTCGGTGCAAAGCTTCTGCCAATCATTCAGCAGC